AAAATAAAAGTAGGGCTTGAGGCTACCGGACATTACAGCTACAACATTCTTGGATTTCTACTTAACAAAGGTCTAGCCACCTATGTTATCAATCCGCTGCACACCAACCTATACCGGAAAAGCCTGAGCCTTCGCAAAACCAAGACTGACCGGATCGATGCGCGAACCATTGCGACTATGCTAATGTCTGATGTGGACCTCAAGTCCTACACGGACATATCATATCACAACGAAGAGCTAAAGTCACTAACAAGATACAGATTTGACAAAGTTCAAGAGCGGGCAAAGCTGAAAAGCTCCATTGCCAGATTGGTCTGTATTCTCTTTCCGGAACTGGAAAAATTGGTCCCTACCCTTCATATGGCATCTGTTTACGCACTTCTCAGTGAATTTCCAGGGGCCAAGCAGGTTGCATCCGCACACTTGACCCGGCTGACAAATTTGCTGCATGAGGCATCCAAAGGCCGTTACGGAAGAGAGAAAGCGATTCAAATCCGGGACGCTGCCAGAAAATCCATTGGCTCCGCTATGCCGGCAAAGTCTCTGGAACTGAAGCATACCATCCATCTTATTGGCGAATTGGATGCGGAGATTGAGGAAATTGAAGCAGAAATTGATTCCATAATGGAAAAGCTTCATTCTCCCATTACGTCCATTCCCGGCATTGGCAGCCGCATGGGCGCTATGATTTTGGCTGAAGTCGGAGACTTCTCCAATTTTGATTCCGCGGATAAAATTCTCGCTTACGCTGGCCTCTCGCCATCTACCTACCAGTCGGGACAGCTTACCAGCAGCTACGCCCACATGGAGAAACGAGGCTCCAGGTATCTGCGTTATGCCATTTTCAATGCTGCCAAATTTGTCTGTAACTGGGACCCAATATTCGCGGCCTATCTTGCCAAGAAGCGAGGTGAGGGAAAGCATTACAATGTCGCCATTTCTCATGCTGCCAAGAAGCTTGTGCGCTTGATCTACGCAATGGAGCAGACCAGGCAGCCATACAGACGAGCCGCCGTCTAAACCCTGTCAAGCCTTCCTTAGAGCGCCGTCAGCGACGCTCTGCTTGTCATACCGTTTTTGCTGTTTAAGTTTTCGCACCACCACCGCTAAATTGGGACTTGACTTTTAATAGTTAGTCTTTCTCTTTAAGTATTCTTAACAAACCCATAAAATCAAAACAACCCATTCTCATTACCTCCATCCGATAATTTCAAGCTTCGGATACTTCTGCTGAAAAATCTTAATGGCCTGCCCTCCATTCTTTGCTCGGATGCGCTTGGACTTGATTCGACCGCCGAGGTCTTTGTATTCTTCCTCTGTATATCCAAAGTTGAAAGGCAAATCGCATTCAGGTTCGATATATTCAACTATAAACTGGAAAGTCATAAATATAATCTCCTTTCGTGCTGCTGGTTCAAATTTTTAAACGGTAATGCCCATAGAGTTAAGCCGTTTTCGTTCTCGTTCGATTTTCACGTCGATTGCTCTCTGAATATCATTCCCCGTGAAGCAACAGGCCGTTGCAATCATATCCAGGCAAATTTTTACATCCGCAAGTTCTTCGAGAATATCAGTATCGTCTTTAGCAATTCCACGCAATCTTTTGCTGATTGCCTGGATGAGTTCTGCACATTCCTCTTGAGCAATTTGCAGCTTCTTTTCATCTCCATCGACTATAAAACTTTTTGCTAAAATAAAACGATACTTATCAATGTCAAGCTCAAAACACGCCTCTCGCTTATTCAGCTCAGATATAAATTCTTCACGGTTCATTAGCTACATCAACTCCAAATATAAGTTTTGCTTTATCAAAGTAACAATGATTAGGAATAATATACTCGACGTATCTTATGACTGCTTTATTACACCCAAGCCATTCAACAATACGCGACTGCCAGAATTCGGCCTCATTTCGACTGTAACCGTGGCCCATAAGTTTCTTAATTGCTCGTTTGCGGGTCATAAAAACCTCCTCATGTGTCTTTTCAAAAATATAAAAAGAGAAAAGACCCAGATTTTACTCTGAGTCCTTGCTCTTAATTTAATCATTTTTCAATTTTTACCAGAATGTATTCCGGATCATCCAAATATAAGGTCGAGAGCGTACTGCGCATCAATTGGAGGGTCACCGATAAAGTGATTTGGGTCGTTGAACCATTCAGATACCTTTTTAGAATATCCTTCAAATGAGACATCGTCTGGCCAAATCATTCGGCAACCTCCTCACAAGGCTCGTCGACATCCAATACATCATACGTCTTTTCAAAAATATCAGGATCGCATGAATAGATTTCACCATTAAATCCACGAATGATCCAATCGCCATTTCTTAAGCAGTGATCTCCTTCAAACGTATCAATAATTATATATTCGTCGTTTAAATGATACACAGAGCGAACATGCCCAATAAAACAGGCAATCTCTCCATAATTATTCCCAGTCCATTGAACCGCCTGAACCTTCACAGGCTTTTTGATGAACATTTTAATCATTCAACTGGTTCTCCCCTTTCATCAATAAGTTTGATTTCAATATCATCGGGAATCGTTTGAGCTTCTAAATAAGGTGGAAGAAGAATCACTCCATTCTCTTTCTGAGCTTTAAGATGATCAAGGATAGTCCGTAATTGTTCGCATGAAAGTTGTGTACGGCATTTAATTATTAAGGCATCAGCCATAATTTTCCTCTTTACCAGTAATCAGCTCCGAATATGGCAGACCCTCAATCCAATTGCAGAGCGTATGCCACTCATCCAACTTATGGTTTTTACGAGATCTGTACATGTTTGCCAGAACCTCATAGTTCAGCATGACCGTCCGGCGCTGGTTGTAAGAACTTGGCAGGAGCTGGATCATCTGCCACCAGTACCGCTTATCGTTCGTTTCAAGAAAACGGTTGCGGTAGCGGTTCAGGATGTTACAGGTCATCTGAATAAACCCCTTGGGAGTAAAATAACAATCGTTCCCATTAACATTTACAGCCGCAAAAGCAATATCTTTATTGATGCTGTTTTCATTACGTTGATCCGAGTGGATCATATCTTTAACGTCAAAAAGATGCTCACAACTAAAATCCTCCAGCGTAAACTCCTTCGCTGCAATCTTGTGCATCGTGGAGCAAGAGTTTGCAACCGTACCTACTTTGTACGTATCGAATTCTTTCCACCAGTACAGCGGAGCCGTAATATCAACATACACGGTAATCATCCGCATGAACTTACGATGGTCCGTACCGGCATTGCGAAGACGCTTCATAAGGTCGAGATCTTTCGGACCAGCAACAAAAAACGTTTCGTCGTCGGTAACTACTCCATTGTAAGGTCCGCTGTTACCGTTAATATCATAGTATTCATCATCCTTAACAAAGACACTATCGCTCTTATCCCAAGAGTTCAACGGATTCCGCATACCACGAACAACAGCTTCCCAACCAACGACCTGAGTGTTTTCAATCTTAATCATAAATATAATTCCTCCATGTTTTTATCGTGTCTTGTCTTTACGCATCCATTTATGCGCCTTTAAAATATTGCCATCAAAGTGCTTGTTATAACAAGCTTCGCAAATCAGACGATGACCACTACTTGAATAGCTATCATCTGCAGAAACGGGCTTTTTGCAGCAAACGCAACGGTACCGATTTTCCCATGCATATTCGACTCCGGTTCTTCTGAAAAGTTCGATATTAACAACGTTGATGTCATCATCACAAACAATGGTATTGCCTTCCATAAATATCAGTTCTCCTTTCTATGTAAGAGCATCGACACCGTAAATTTTCATAAAATCTGCAAAGTCGGTCACACTCGAAAACCCAAAAAGTTTTGACGCATTGTCCATTGCAGTTATTGTCTTTGTGACAAAAAGAATATCATCTAACGAATGGCTATGATTGTCTGGACTAATCAGCTGTGTAAACCGAGCCATATCTATATTTGCAACAATAGTCAGCGCTCTCAATTTATCGGCATCGGATACAGGCCTACGGATAATTACTCTTTTTACTTCCATAACTAACCTCCTAAATATCCAACACCGGAAAAGTTTTCGGATTCTTGATTCGAGTATTAACTTTCTTGTTATTCCCAGTAATTCTTTTCGCTTTTGGCATCTTAAATGCCTCGTTCGTTCCATCTCGCCTCATAACGCGATACCAAAGGTGCTCAACGTTAACATAGTCGACGATGCCTCCGTTTGCCTCTTCACCAATTTGAGGCATATTCTCCTTTACCTGATCGATTGAGTATCCCATAAATTTCGTTCTCCTTCCGAAATATAAAAATTGGAACCCGATGTAAAATACACCAGGTTCCATAAAGGTTAAGCATTAGCCGGATAAACCTTCTTGCCTTCCCTTCTAAGAATGTCTTTGAATAACTGACAGGATTCAACACTGCCCTCACGAATGGATTCAGCGAAATCCCATTTAAGTCCTCGTCTGTTGTCGATCGCATAGATCTCAACAATGCTTGGATTTCTTTCCAACATATTGTTGATCACCAGGTTCTCAACCCAGATCGAATACTTACTGGATTCGATGAATTCAAAGTTTAGGGCTCTGAAGTTCTTGTCCGCTCCTCCTAATCCATAATAGAAGATTTGGTTTTTAGATTCCATAGCTTCTCAGCTCCTTTCATTATAAGGACTGAATTTTTTGCGAGGTTATTTACCACGTCCTTTGTCCGCCTTCCTAGACCGTACAGAGTCGCTTTTGCTCGCTGGAATATAATTAATTGGTTTGGAAGAATTCCAGTTCCAGAACTGCGTCAGGCACTCGTTACAAGGCTCGTCGACATCCAATACATCCTTATGCTTACAGAGCTTGCAATAGGTGTTGAAGTCAACCTCAAACTGCCGAATATCAGGCATTAACCCAATCCCTCCAGTTAAGTGCAAAGTAAGAATCGGTGCGTTTACCGTCTCTACCACGATGCCGATTGAAATGCTTTACACCAGCCTTTTCCATATTTTTTCTAGCAATGTTACGCAGATACTTTCGCATAATTTGTTACTCCTTTTGTTTTAGTCATGGATGACACATAGCGTGTCTCATTAAATTTCTTTTTGCTTCTAAGCGCCCGTGCAATTGCAATGTCGATAGGCGCTTTGCTTCTTAAATGGTAGTAATATAAGTCTCGATACGGTGTATTAAGACGATCTATTCTACCCATAGATTGTTCAAGTGTACGATAAGAGTACGTCTGAGAATAGAATATAATTGTGTCGGTTTTGATGCAGTTCCAACCTTCAGCTCCGGCGATGTACTGCACAAGGTACACCCAACGATCTGTAGACGGGATTTCTTGATGCTTATGCCCGTTCCATTCTGCTATGGCAACGTCATCTCCATATGGCAGACTTCTCAAAATATCAAGCTCATAGTCGAAGTTATAGAAGATGATGACTCGCTTTCGCTGCGAACAAATATCAAGAATTTGTTCGGATCTTGATGGGTCTTCATTAACACTCCTCCGCCACACGCTACAAAGATCAGATGCATTCATAATTGGCTCTTTTTTGTATGGGTTCCAACGATCCTTCGTGATTGATTTGTAAATATCAATGTCATACTCACAAGGGAGCACAAAGCTATGCCTTACGGTTGGACGATTGAAATCCATATCGACGAGAATACGGTTACGAAGTCTTATGAGTCGCTCAATGTTTACGTATTTGTCAATCTGGGGGAATTTTGAGAATGGTTTAAACACAACATGCATTTCATTGAACTCTGTCTTGTTGCGATAGAACCCATTTGCAATAAACACCGGTATATAATCCGTCCATGTATCGCCAGGAGTTGCCGATAGCATGATCCACATATTGCTTTTTGTAATTTTCAAAAAGCTTTTTGTCCAAGTGCCATACCCAACAACGCGCTGCTCATCAAATATAAATATTGCATCGTGGATTCCAACGTACTTTGGTATGTTGTTCCAGCTATCGATGACTATTTTATTGGAATATAAATATTGTTCAATGGATGAGAGCAGGAAAGGGAGCAACTCCCCTTCCCACTCCTTGGTGTCCCGCTTTCTACCGGTTGTAATAATATAAAGATCTTTTGGCGGATCAGGCATTTTTATGTAATCCCCGCCTTTAAGTGTCTCTATGGAGCCTCCATTTTGGAGGTAATACCATGCGATAGCAGTGATAGACTTACCGCTACCAACGCCACCGCACAGAATACAACCATTAGAAATATCATTTAGAGCATCAAGCTGATGGTCATACAGCTTAATCGGCATCAGGATCCACCGACCTATCCAAACAACTCACCAAACGGTCTAAGTACCACTTGGCTTTTTTGATGTCTTCGTCGTATTTTCCTTTCAGAGGTGCTCGCCATAAGTATTTAATTACATTCCATACGTACGTTGCATGAATAGGATTCGTGTATGTGGACACACAAGCGTCAAGCGCATCGATACACTCAATTCCATTGATCTTATTTGATGCGTTATAATGATACGGATGATTTACGTTTTCCATTATTCACACTCCTTAGAAGGGCAGCTGGTCGCCATCAACTTCGTCGTCGGCTGTATTACCGGAAATATAATTACCGGCGTCGTTGAGCAGATCGGCATACTTCAGATCCAGATCATCTTCCTCAATGGTAATATAAGCGGTCTTAAGATATGCCTTAACGCCACTCTTACCAACGGCGGTCCACTCACGAGGACGAATCATGAGATCGACATTCACGATAGCAGCAGTATCGAGCTGACCAACTGTAGTCTCGTCGAGATAGGTTACTTTCTTGCTGCTCTCGCCGATCATAACGACCTTAGGAGGGAAAAAGTCGAACCGCACGTCAACAGGCAGAGAGTTGATAATGACGTCAGGGTCTGCCTTACTGGGTTTACGGCGAACGTTCCAGCCATCGGCCTCCAGTGCAGTTGCCTCCTCATCGCTGAGTTCGACGGAGAAGTTACGCTTGCCTGGGTGATAGGTGTCACGAGTGCCGGCGAAATTCTTATACATGATGTGAGCGTTTTCAATCTTGAGGTTATTCATAGTTAATTCAGTCTCCTTATTTAAAAATTAAACAATGTGAATATAAAAGTGAATGTTGCTACGATTCGCAACAGGGCGGTTAATTGCATTAAACAAAAGATTAACGCCCGCAGCAGCTCCAATCAATCCAGCCGCCACGAGCGCATAATCTTTCCAATTTTCCTTCAGATCCTGTTTGAGTTTACTCTTAATACCGTCGACGACAGTTTCGCCAACTGCGTTCTGAGCTTTTTCTTTCAGCATTTGATTCTCCTTTCAAATATCAGCTTGCGAACCACTCGAAGTCGCCATATTTACTAACAGCATCCTTGGCGTCATTGACAAGCGAAATATAATAATTCTCGTCGGCAAGCTCCTGCTTATTTGTCATGCGGACAATTTCAGATTCCATCCAACGATATCCAATCGTGCCGGTTACACCAACGAACTTGGTCTCGCCAGTCTTTTTGTCTTCACGTTTAGCAAGAAGTCTTGCGCCGCTACAACCCTCCTTGATCGGAGTAAATTGTCCAACCTTACCAACAAACCGATAAGAGTGTTCGCCATCTGGAAGGTTCTCATCAAAGTCCAAATATAAAGCTCCTTCCTTAGAAGATTTAACCTCACATTTGTCTTCGAAATCGATAGGCTGCTTTGAGAACAGAGTCTTAAACACATACGGAACCTGGAACTGAGTACCTGTTGCTGCCCAATATCCTTCGCTTTCAAGGTAGCTAGGCTCATTCTTTTCAGGCAAATATCCGTATGTCTTCTGGCACCATTCAGGTGTAGCTGCCTTTGCGACATACACGGCGTTATTGACGAGACAAATCTTTTCATAAGATGCCTCATGTTCAAATGTGTAGCCATATTGCGTGGCGAAATCCATGCAGAATTTGATTATTTCTGGAGTCGCATCGGCGATCTTAATAGAGTCCGTCTTGACATGGAATATCTTAAATCCTTTTGCAGTGACCTCGTCATACAAAGTCTTCATGAACAACGCCCCGCGAAGAGCAACGATGTTATTGACATTTCTCTTATCATAGAACGGATTCTCAAACCGAGCAGAAGTAAGTCCGTAAACCGCATTGATCGGAATCTTTAGTGCTTTAGATAACTGCTTCGCCATTTTCGGGTCGTCTAAATATTTTGAAAGCTTACCATCAAACAACTTCTTTGCAGATTCATAATCCTTATGCTTAATATAAATACGTGCCTGAAGAAGCTGTTTGAAGTTCTCTGTATGTTTTCCAAAGAACATCAGCGCAACAGCAGAATTCGGATGCATACTTGCAATATCAAGAAGAGCCACGTTTAGATAGATACCTGGATCGCCAAGAACCCATCCGCCACGTCCAAGATCTTCACCTCGAAACATGTTCTTGCCATTGACATACTCATAACCAGGAAAACGGTTGTTCTCCTTAGACGGCTCAACTCCAGGTGGTAGTTCCTGTTCTCCAGTATCGAGATGCGTGTAAACAAGTTGCGTATGTTTCTTATCTTGCCCAAATATAATTTGAGCAGTAAGGTCATTTGTCTTGGTGTTCACGGACATGCCAGCAAGGTCAGCAAGGATCTCTCTTGCGAGAAAATCGGTATGCTCCAAATGATCGAACAACGCCTCCGTAGAAATTACGTCGTTTTCACAATATTCTGCCACTTTATCCCAATACTCCTCTGGCACCGGATCGTCCCACGGGAATTCCAATTCAAGATGATGGATGCCAAGTGCAATCTCCCACTTTTTCAGGCTCTGCTTCGTTGAAGAAAAGTCGTAAATATCAGTGTAACTTAAGTTGTAAGCCCCACCAAATTTACCACGCTTTTCTTTAATGATGCTTCTCGATAGTTTGTAAAGATCCTCATTTGAGTATTTCATCATTCGTGCATACAACATATGGTTATCGTAGTCGCGATTGTTGAAACCAACCAGTCGCATCTTGCAAAGCATCTCAATCTGATCGGCAGTAGGATTGATCATTCGCACACAAGGTTTCCCACGCATCTTATACACAACCACAAACAGATTTGGGAATACTTCAACGTCAAAGAACACCAGATCATCACCGGGAGCGTCAGCGCATTCGGATTCAGTTTCAGATTTGAACTTCATCTTTGCAACCTGCTTCATGCAATAATCTGATTGGTGAGTGCTTCTGAGCGCAAAGGCTTGTACATCTGGGATCATGTTCGTCAGGTCGTATACCATACCGGAGTTGTACGCCTGTTCAAGATCCTTAAATATCAAGTCGATGCTGGGCTTAGTATACGGGACATTTTTTTTCAGAAGGTTTCTTGCAACACAGGCCCGCAGATGTTTTTCATCTTGAAACCCCTTCCAATCAACCACTTGTTTTACCTCCTTAATTGGCAAGCCAGAGCTGATTGTTGCGATGGGAATATCATTACATCTGCTTAGTCTTCTACGCATAGAACTGCCACCGGTAAAGACCTTAATCTCAACATCCTGAGAATATAAAGCACTGAGCTTAGATGCGTCTCCCGTGTAATAGTACACAAGATGTATTCCCTCACCTCCTTTGCTCAGCTCTGCATATGTCTTAGGCCATTTACTCGCAGCTTCGGCGTTCAGTTGAAATGATTTGTTGCCCTGAGGATCCTTCAGGTCGAAGTCGATAAATATCACATTACGGTCTTCTGGAATGTTAACGTAATGTAGAATATTTGTCGAAATATCACTCAGCTTCGTTGTTACATCGGACCACTTTTTAAGAGGTGTTCCACTTTGAGTCGCATATTGCGCCGGGCAATCCGCAAATTCCTTGTCGAATAAAGACTCTTTGCAATTCATCGGGAAGTCTATGCCAGAAATATCAATCTGTGTCATACTTTCTGGCAGCTCAAACTTCTCGGAAAGAAACCCTTTGTAATAATTCCATACCCTTGTTCCGTTCTCAAGTGTCGTGCGCTCATAGAATTCCTTGAAATACGACTTCAGTTCCTCTTTGAAGAGCATTTGAGAATATCCATACGTAACATTGGCCTCGGCATTGTAATTCTTGTACATCTCCCAAGCTTGCTTCATACTAGTGCCATCATCCTGCTTAAATTTGTCAAAATTGTCAAGGACAAAGTTATAGAAGCTATTTGATGCACCCATCATTGCCAAAGGGATATACTCATCATAAAAATGCGGATCTTCTTCGAAGACATGCTTGCATTTTGCTGCGATTCCACCAAGTTCAAATTTTACCTGTGACATTAGCTCACGATACCTATCCGATGGAATCCTATTTCCGCTCGGTGATACGTCAATTAAGCGTCGAATAATACCCGATTTTGCATCGGTGATTCGAACTGGCTTGTTTGTTCCCATAAACAGAAATGTGTTAAACTTAGCTGCATAGGACGACTTGAACTTCTCGTTGACCGTCATTACTTCATGTGAAACAAGGCTATTAAGTCGAGTGTTATCCTCAATTCTGCTTAGGTCGCCATCATGCTGAATTGCTACAAGTGGATTTCCTCTAAACGCCTCCAATGCAAATGAGCTATTGGCGCTGCCAAGAGTTTTTGCGTCAAATGGGCACCAATAACCTTCGAAAAGTTTCTGAATAATGTTTAGAATGGTAGATTTGCCAGTTTTCGGTGCGCCATACATTACGATGAATTTCTGCAAGTTTTTGCTTTCGCCGCTCACAATCGATCCAATTGCCCACTCCAGTTTCATCCTTTCTTCTGGATTGTACAGCGTACCAACAATTTCATCCCATGCGGGGCAGGCAGCATCTTCGTAAGAATATGGCAATCTCTTGCTTACATAGCTTTCCTTCGTAATCTCCGTGTTGCTGAATGTGAGCTCCTCATCCAGTAAATGGAAATTATCACGGCATTGCTTCTGTACAAACTTATGCCATTTGTCAACGGATCCACTGTCTGTGTCCCACATATACATGACCTGGACATGGAAATCGGCATAATCGTTCCTATGTTCGTTTGCATAGTTCTTAAGCTCTACGTCTATCAGACGTGCAGCATCCAATTCATCAGTTGACCAGAGATTCTTTTTCTCGTCCCAAATCGCGTAGAAATCACCACCACGGATCATGAGGTCTGAACTATGGTCGAATATAAATTTCGGATAGATCTCTAGGACGCCTTTCTTTGGTTGCCTCGTTGCAACCCTCAAAAAATCAAGCATCTCTGCCTTTTCCCCTTTCAAAATATAATTTAAGCATCCATAGATTCACACACCTCGTCCAGATAACAATTCATTTGGTTCCAGATTTCGACTTTTCTCATATCTATGTTTCTGTTTTTTACGGTGAATAAGCCGCCGCGACCATTTCGACAATAAGAACGAGCCAGGAAAACATCAATGGCTCTCCTGGCTGTTCCAACATCGAAATACCCGTCCGTCAGATCTGCGATGCCCAGACTCACAAGCATACCATACATCCACATGCCTGTTCTATCACCCAGTTCTGCATCGGTCATGAATTGCTTTTCACATCTGTCCGCTATGGATACGAGGATCTCAAGTGTGTTACACGGCATATCGAGGTCATCGCGAATTCCAAAATATCCGTATGCATCTGAGAATGTATCTCTTAGACAGAGACCATCGGCAACTCTGTTACGATCCTTAGGAACGGTATAGATGAACTCCCGAGAATATAAATACTCAAACAGCTCTCTATAGTCGCCAAAGCCCTCGCACAAACCGAATGCCAATGACACGAGCCATTCTCTGTACTCATATTCAGTTTGGTTCATCCGTTAGTCCCTCGCTTCTCCGCCAATATAAACGCCGGTCTGCTGAGTGTATGTCTTTTGGCTTGTTAGCACCTCGTAGTCAATATTGCTCAATTCGTTACGAATATAAACAGCATCGCTAGGATCAGGATTATGCATGACTGCATCATAACCGGTGCTGCCAATAGAATCTTCAATATCAAGAAGATCGTCGTCATCGTCCCTGGCCAGAGTGCCATCCGCATAAATAATGACGGTCAACTTCTCGTAGCTACCATCATACATATAGTCCTCTTCGGATACGATGTGAATATCATCGTTGGCCTTGACGACTACATTCTCAGGCTCTTCTTCAGTAACGGTGGCGTACTTCTTGTAGTCACTTTTTTCGGGAGTTTTAACCTCCGTAGAAACGTCATCCGGCAGAACACTTTTGACAAGCTCAGAAATATCAGGCTTGTTTCTGTTCTTCATGCTTAGATTGGACAGCTTCTCATTATAAGCGCTACGAGCCTCTTCGACCTCATTGTTGATGCGAATATCACAGCGACGACGCATAACAAACGCAGTCACAGCGGCGCCAATGGCCGCACCAGCAATGAAGATCAACGGTTCCTTATAAGTCATATTTATCTCCTTTCAACGTCTATCCCACAAATTGTCGATGTCTTCGAAAATATCAAAACATACGCTGAGCACGATAAACTTTATCCTTGATGTAACGAACGTTCTTGAAGGTCAGCAGGATCGCGTTGGTGTGCTCATCCAAATCATCGATACGTCTGCTACCATTTGCGTTGAAATCATACAAACCCAGGTCGATAGTAGGATCAGGAGTGTCTTCATCGATAATCCAACCAACGTCCTGGCCATATGCCGTGATAGGATAACCAAGATACTTATACACATCATTCAGGAAGACATATCTATAGACGTGCAGCATTTCATTGAAGTAGTTCTGACAGCTCATAAGTCTTGTTTTGTTATAATCCGCATTTGGGGCCCATTCGTTGGTGGACACTTCGTCAAACATACGAGAATACTTGTTTACGTCAGGATTATACTCCAGTTCGGTCTTCTTTGTTGTCTTCACTTCGCCGTTCTTATCGGTCTTGGGATTGCCATTCTTGTCCAGAATAGGCTCCTCGGTCACGACTTCGCGGATGCCATTGGCGAACTGAGTGTCCTTATCAACCCCCAATTCCTCGACCACACGTTTACGGTATTCGCTGAACATCTTCTCGGTGGAGTTGATCGCAGCCAATGCACCGGCATAACGCTTGTTCATAACACGACTACCTGCCAGTGCGCATACAATGGAAGAAGCGGTCAAACCGATGGAAGGGCCATACAGCTTTGCCAACTTCACGCCGCCGGAAATATAAGCCTTTGCAACTTCGTGGTTCTTTTCTTTTTCTGCATCAGCATGTGCAGGCTTGTCATCCTCATCGACGACGATGTTCTTAGCGGCATCAACCTGCTCGTTAATCTCCTTCATGGTCTCAGGCAGTTTCAAGGTCGCCTTACATGCGGTAACGGTAGCACCAACGCCACAGACGATGCTTACGCCGAGCAGAATTTTAGGAGCATGATGCTCCAGAGTTCTAAGCGCGGCGTTACCGACTTTGTTCAGGGTTGTGGCCATACTTGCGAGATTCATAAAATATCCTCCTAAAAATTAAATGATTTGCATTTTGGGGAAACGAATATAATAAGATCCATTTCCAAGTCTACGAATATCGGCAGGCGGTAAGCTTGTCCAGCCGTATTTGCGATAGGTGAAGTCGTCGTTCGGAATATCAGCCAACTCCATAAATTCGGCGAGACTTACCCGATCGTATTGGTCAATAATATCAACCATTGTGTCATATACGTTCTGGGCATCCATTCTGCTTTCGAACGTAATATCCTCCGGATCAACCGTCCGTTTAACCGTTGGAGAAACACGCTGTGTGTTCGTCACAGGCTTAGCTCCACTTGCTGATGCATACTGGATTCTTGCTCCTGTACTTGATCCAGACATAGGACGTTTGCCTCCAGGCCCCCAGAACAAAACATTAAGACCGTTCACGAGCGTATCGTAAACGGCCTGCTTACACTTCGGGAGAAAGACATCAGAAATCATTGATTTGCCAGCAGTCTTAACTCCGTCGCACACAAACTTGGAAAATAAATTTCCAACATCAAGGTTTTTGCTTACTTCTGTCTTACCTTTGACTACGGATTCGTGTTTCTTAATATCGTTATCCATAAGTCCTCCTTTACACAATTACTTCGCTTACACCGGTCATCTTTCTAATGGAATCTTCCATGTAAACGGTATAGTCAAGCACAGAACAGCTTCGACCATCCGGTACAGGCCCATAGCCATAAGATACGTGCAAGATTTCGCCGAGCTGACTTGTCCAACCACAGTAATTACCGAAGTTCGTGTTCGGAATATCAAGCTCATCGTAGAACTCATTCAGCGAGACAAAGTCGCATCCGGTTAGTCTTAGGTTGATCGCATTTACAGCTCTTTCAACTCGATCTTTCGTGGAGCTAAAGAACCTTGCACTCCACGGATCATAAAAGATACTTTCACCATATCTTGTATGGACAAAGTTGTCTTCCGTGATTTCTTTATTCGCCACTTTATTGGCGGCAGTCTCTTCGATCACTGTCTGAGCTTTACGCTCGCCAATTGTCTCAGCGACGTGCGCTTTCAAGTCACGCAGATTGTCCTCGGTCAACTGGCACAGGGTTGCAACCGCAGCAACTTTCTTGTTTTCCATAACGGTAGCGCCAATAACACATGCCGCGCCACTGACTGCTGCAACCGCAGCTGGAATATAATGTTTACCGGCAATCTTCACGATTTCGGTTTTCGTGAGAGATTCGCCCTTTTCTTCCTCGGCATCACAAATATCTTTTTGGACAGTAGGAGTTACCTTAACTGCGAGAACGATGGATGTCACAAAAGAAGAGATGCCTACTGCGGCCAATAGTTCATGGCCATGAGCATTGACAAACCCATTTACTGCACCAATAATTCCCTTCGGGGAAATTCTCAAGTTCATTATTTATCTCCTTCCATATTCGATGAGCACGTCATCAATTTCCAAATCAGAATATCCATACGATGCACGAAGCTTATCTACAAGTTCGTCACCGCTGAATACCTCCATGATTTCATCAAGCGTTTCGATCGGATTAGTTTCTCTGTAGATCATTTCTTTCTCCTTGAAAAATAAAAAGAGACCGTATGATTTCTCATACAGTCCCTTTCATGACTAAGGTTCTACCTCATTTCTTTCCTCCAATTCGCGCTTTACGGTTTCATGGATCTCTTCTTTGTTTGCGCTAAGCGTGGCGATATTTAATAATACGCCAGCAAAAGCCGTAAGAATCGCAGATCCAATTACACCGACGATCTCGCCTTTTGTCAGATTTTTCATAGGTTACTCACCTCCTCATTATGCTGATGGAAATTTTTGCGAGAATATCAATGATTAAACATAGCGGCTTTGTACCCATTTAGGTAACCAAGACAATAGATAAGAGTTGCGACAGAAACGGAGCCGACAATGTCAACAATCACCTTAATGGTTTTGATTTCTTTAGGCATAATAATTCCTCCAAATATCAATGATTAAACATGGCGCCAAGCACCTTGTTCTCGTTTACATAACTGTCCCAATCAAGAATCCCGTCTATAGTGGGGTATGGGTCCATGTGGATTGAATACCACTTCGTTCCATCATCTTCGATATGTTCTACATTAGCGAAATCAATCCATACACAGCCAGACCAATCAGCAATCTCACCACAGTCAAACATCTTCTCGTCACCACGTTCGATATGTGGGAGGTTTAGCATGTCATAGAATTTGTTAATTGCCACGCAGCCTTCGATTTGAAACAGATGATTGAAGTCGTATTCGGCAGCGATAACGTCCGCCAATTCTGCCACAAAGTCATTTCGTGAGTATTCATCGTAGAAATGAAATGTATTTGGTGGCAGAGGAGGTTCATCAGGCTCCGGTCGCTTATCCTCCACCGAAGCTTTCATCGCAATCTTGTTTGCCTCTGCTCCAAGCGCCCCGATAACGGCCGCTTTGTATTCCCGATAATTCTTAACTACATTGTTATATGCGTGCTCTGTAGCACGGAGCATCTTTGTATTGCAAATATCAGACATGATTACACAAGACGTGCCAATGGCAAGCGCACCTGCTACAGGCAAGACATCTTTAATGAGAATATCTTTTGCCTTCTTTTCATCCATATCATTCCATTCCGAAGCAGCTTTTCGCCCAAGATTGAACGTGCCAACTACTCCGATTCCAAACCAAAGAATTCCAGCCCCCGTAAAAATATGAGGCACTGCTTTTGCGATGGATGCGCCAATCCTAGTCGTGTTAATGTTGAAATGCATACGAATCTCCTTTCTAAAAGCAACAAAAAAGAGAACCCACGAATGAGTTCTCTTCTCGTTGAACATTTACTTCTTACGTTTCTTGAAAGCATGAATAATTCTGTTTCTAAGACGACCGATGCGCACGCTTGTGTTATGCAAAGCATCATAGAACCACTCCGACGTCATCAGCATAACATATACGACCAAAAAGATCATATAAATTAGGCATCCGAGCCAGTGTTTCTTGGTGAACGCAATGCTATAATAATAAAGCTCCACATAATCATCAACAAACAGCTTCAGTTTTTTCATAGTAAAAACCTCCTATAAAGTTTTGTTCCTTCATAAGAGACAATGTATTTTTTGCGAGTTGAAAATATCACTCCATCCAATCTTCATCGTCTGGATCGCCGAAATACTCATACGCTTCTGCCATTGAAACACCTATCGCATCGCCAATAATATCACTGTGGAACTCGTCCTCACATTCCTGGTAGACCGTCCCATTGTCTACCCAGATGTTGTTTCCGCACTCTTCGCAGATAATATCATCCCAATCCTCCATAGTAATCTCAGAACCGCACTTGTTGCATGTGACTTTTATAAGCATAGGGTTTACCTCCTTTAAAATGTGGGCACTCTGATGATAGCATAGTGTCGACAGGAAAGCAAGCACAATTTACTAGAAAGGACATCTGTCAAATACGGTCTCCCATTTCTCTCTCGGAATAGGCTTCATGCGCAATTTCCACATTAATTGACGAACTGTCATCGTCGGGTAAAGACCATCTTTTTCCTCATCTGCATACTTTTCGAAAACCACTGCGAATTTCTGATTCATGTAGATCTCATCAACCAACCACGAATCTATGTTTGACCACCATGTAGCCTTCGTTTTTGCAATATACCGCTGCTGAATCACAGCAAGTCCACGCTTGCCGTTCCTATATAGCGTGCATCTGTCATATACAGGGTGGTTGCAAATATAAGTTTTCGCATAGATCGAGGATGAAATAGGCCCTGGTCTGTAATGGTAACGCATAAATACCTCCGAGAAAAGAAAAGACTGCATGTAAATCACACAGTCTTTCCTAAATCAATTAGAACTTCGGTCTGGGAATAAACGAGAATGCCTTAGATACAACCGGGCCGATATCTTCAGCTCCGATTACCAAAAGGCTCATTCCAACCGTACCAACCAAGGCCAATCCACTCTTAGCCAGATCAAAGTACCCTTTCAGCTTTGTCTGACGCGTCTCCTCGTTCTTAAGCGCCATCTCGTGAGCCATTTTCTCATCTTCCATGGCTCGGTCGATTGCTTTAGAAGTGGCGTCCGCATCAAGCTCCGCTTCCTTGAGTCTCTGCTCATTAAGCTTTGCAATGTTTGTCACCATTTGATTGTACTCGGGCGAACCCTTCTGGGTAATTTGGAGCTGCTTAATAGCCTCCTCAATTGCCTCGTCAATCATTCCTGCAATTTTATTTTCCATAACGAAATCTCCTTTCATTTGATTTCATTAAAACGTCTGTATTTTTTGCGAAAGAAAATCCCGCCAGGATTTCTCCCAGCGGGTCATGCTACAAATATAACACATGGAATGGTCGTCTGCGTAATGTTTGTACTATTGTATTATTCCCAATACACTTAACACGCAACCAAGTAATAGTAGAAATATCATGAAACCAAATGTTACACATGCTGTGATAAGAAAACTTCTATCCTCCGATTCCTGTGACAATCTTTTTTCACGCTCTAAGTCTACTTCCGATTGATGCTTAAGTTCGGTCTTTCGCACCTCGGCATCCGTTCTAATCCGTTCACGCTGAGTTTTAGCGTTTTCTTTATAGAACTCGATGTCATCCATCATGATTTTTGCGCCGCAGTATTTGCAATACATAAACATTGCATCCTCAACCGGCTCAAGTGGTGCTCCACATTCGGGGCAATTGAACGTAGTAAGTTTCATATTTGCAGGTCTCCTTTCTTATGTGCTATAAATATAACATTAAGCGCCTGCCATTTCAACGCTTTTTGGAGAGAAGGTAGAAATATTTTCTATAGCGCTTATAATATAAATCCTTGCTTGCGGGCATATCCATACGCTGAGACAGGAAATCATACGAGCGATCCGACGTAACGCCAATAAGAAGCCACTTGTAAATATCATCGCCAGCCTCTTTGGCGGTATTCTCAATTAGCCCAATCATCTCGTTAAGATACGAGACTCGCATCACGGCTTTCTCAACTGGGCTGGAAATATCAGTCTTAGACGTAAACTCTTTATCCGCAATTGTAGGATAGACTCGAAGAAGCTCCCTCTTTTCCTGACGCATGGTATTGTACTGACGAGAGAAATATAAAAGCTCATAATACTTCTCTCTGGGAATCCAGTACGGGTTCTTCTTGCTCAATTCGGCTCTCTGCTGGTTAACCATTTCAATCATTCCTCCATAAATATCCAGTCTGTTCATACAGAAGTTTTGGTGAAACATAGTAATTGATCCTGCGCTTTGAGTTTTGCTCTTTGAAATCTGTGACTTGTATCCCATCTCTTGTGGCAACTCCTATGGGTAACCAACCTTCAATAATCCCCTTTCTGACCCAATTCTGGTCCTTTCCATAAATTTTTGCCACAGTTGAGATTGGAACCGATCCATGCGGAAATATGATGTGTTCCATAATAGGCCTCCTTTCGGACTACAATGTACCACATCATGCGTGCCAATAGTTGTCGAACCAAGTATCGTATAATAAAAGTTTTGTCGCAAAAAGAAAAGAGAAGACCTTGTAAAAGATCTCCTCTTTTGAATAATGCTTTACTTGTCATTAACAGCCTTGTTGTTTTCTTCGGTAACAATCTCACCTTCAACCACATCAGGCTTGGACTTAACAACCTTCAACTTCTTCTTCGCCTCCTTAATTGCGGCTCTCTGCTCCTTACGTTCGGCCAGCTTGTCCTTGACTTCACTGATCTTGTTCTGCACCGGGTCGCTGTTGATAACCTTCTTGATGCCTTTAATCACCAAAAGGGTAGCAACGCTGCCCAGAGCGAACGACAGTCCGTCAAAGCCAGCTTCCGTGACTTCGGAATCATCCTGCTCGCAAACGGGATCGAGGTCGAGAGTTTCGACATCGTTCAGTTCCTGCTCATCGTAAATCTTAGTTTCGTTGTTTTCCATAATAAAAACCTCCAAAATAATATTAATTACAAGATAGTCATCTATCTCATTATAGCCATTGAAATTTTTGCGAGGGCGAAAAAAAAAAAGACGGAGCGTTGTAATGCCCCGTCTATTAAGTTATACAGCGACCGCCATTCCAATTAACATACCCAGCACAAGTCCGAGCAATCCTACGATTGCGATTACGCCAAATACGAATTTAATGGCGGCCCAAATACCTCCTAATAAACTTTTCATTTAAACACTCCTTCTTTTGAACATCATTTGAGTCTTGTCTTTAATGATCTCACAACATCTTTTAGCCTTTACTCTTACCTGAGGATAGGTCTCGTATACCGTGACAATTACCATAATCGTCGTGGTGCAAAGACCAATCCATTGTCTAATTTCTCGACTAGTATTGATTTGTTTATAAGTCATATACAAACGCCTCCTTAAATATTTGTTCATTATAGCCATTGAAATTTTTGCGACAGGTTTCTATAATGCTGAATTACACAAATATAAACATATCGAAGGAGGTTTTCTAATCTATGTTAAAAACGTGCCCTGAATGCGAACATTTAGTAAGTGAAAAAGCCTACACTTGCCCAAGCTGCGGCTTTCCTTTGAATGAGCAAAAATATAATACTCGCTGTAGAAAGAAGCCTCGTCAGCACAGACGGCTGCCAAATGGATTTGGGCAAATATCAAAGATTACAGGGAAGAACCTAGTAAACCCATACCGTGCTATGGTGACCGTAGATAAGGATGAGACAGGAAGACCGATTGTTAAACCTCTTAGGCCAAAAGCGTATTTTCGCACGTACAACGAAGCGTACGAGGCACTTATGGAATATAATAAAGACCCATACGACCTCTCTACGACAATGACCATGAATGAATTGTTTAACCTGTGGATCACAGAGCACAATGTTCGGAACCCAAAAACCATTAAAAATATAAAGTATGCATGGGCTTACTGCGAACAGATACATAATATGACTGTTCAATCGGTTAGAAGTAGGCACTTAAACACGCTGTTTAATAACCCATACAAAACCGTTAATGGCGAAAAAATATATGCTAAATCCACGGCTTCTCTGGTTAAAAGTACGTTGAATCAGTTATGCGATTATGCACTTGTTAGAAATCTAATGACCAGAAATTATTCAAGAGAAATAGTATTCGACAATGATCACGAAGGGCAGCATCATATGTCTTTTACGCAAGAAGAGATAGCATCGCTTTGGCAGCTTGCAAAAGAAAATAGAAATGCCAAGATGGTACTTTTCCAGTGTTACACCGGATGGCGCCCATCCGAGATGCTAAATATAAAACGAAGCGATGTCGATCTTTCTGATATGACAATAACCGGAGGTTCTAAGACGAAATCCGGTAAAAATAGAGTTGTTCCGATTCATTCAAGAGTGCAAAGTATTTTCTTTGAATTCTGGACTAAATCGGAAGGATCTGAATGGCTGTTCCCGGTTACATACAAAGGAAAAACCAATAGAATGACATACAATTGTTATAGAAAAAACTTTGGAAATGTCATGAAAACAGCAAAATGCAATGACGGGCATCTCCCCCATGATTGCAGAAAACATTTCATAACCATGGCCAAAGCGGCTAATATGGACGAATACGCTCTAAAAAGAATCGTTGGACATGCAATAACAGATATAACCGAGCAAACTTACACGGACAGACCTATAGTATGGCTGAGAGAAGAAATAGAAAAAATTAAATGAGTTGTAGGAATGGTGTATGAGTGTGCCAATTTTAAGCACATCAAAAGAGGCTAATAAGTTCTGGTTTTATTTTGTTTAATGTGAAATATCAATATTTATACGATTAGAATTTCACGATAGAGCATTGTTAAAAAATGTCAATCATGCAAAAGAAATGTTTGCAGCTCTAAGCAAAACCCTCCGACGATGTAGGAATGGTGTAGGAATATAAATAGTTGAAGTACGTCTTCTTGCGTCTACACATTCATGCTTCGCCGGAGGATCGCCTATTATTTAAGCATCATAGTCATCAATAATCTTGCATTTCTCAATTTCATCCTTGAGCTTTTTGCCAGTACCATTACCGCCTAAAGTTTCGTAAGGCTTATACAGTACCATGAAATTATTGTACTCTGCAAGCGTGATGCCGTCACGAGCGATATAGTCATTGCCTAAGGAAAATATCATTGAGTGCATAACACCCAACAAAGCCTTGCGCAAATTATCGACCAGCTCGTAACTTACCTGGTTTTGTGCCTCTTTCTTTTTCTCGCACCTATGTTCGTATACGGTACGTACAAACGCCCAAAATCCTGTTGAAGCGAACATTGCCACGATTAAAGTAATCAATTGCTGTCCGCCCATGGTCGTACCTCTCAGTCGTGTGCTACCACATATCTAAAATATGCAGCCGCCTTGGCTTTAACAGCATCATCATCCTCGATCCAATCACGGGCAAGCTCCCCGTAGATTTCCGGCGTCGCGTTGACCTTTGCCAACGTCTTACCGTAATCAGAATACAGAGAGTTCATAACAGCCCAGAATTCATACTTGCAAATGCGCTTCATACCAAGTTTGTCGCGGACGGTAGTCGTCTCATCAAGAGACCAATGGGCACCCATAGTGCCGTCTACGTTTTCCATGTGAGAAACCCATTCACGAGCGATTTCTTCTGTGAATTCGGCGTTCGCAGCCATGTCCTTCTCAAGGAAGTGTTTGGTTACGAGCAAATCCTTTAGTACAGTAAGGCTATTACAGCTCAAATGATCGCGTTCGAGGATCTTGTCGATCTCTTGCTCAAAGTATTCACATGTGAGCATTTTCAACACTCCTTAACGCTTATTTACACCAGTACACACGTTTACAACATTACCAGCACCACCGGTACTGACAACAGCAAAGGTGATGGTGTGGGAAGTGTTATTCCGGCACTGGCATACCTGATTGAACAGAATATCAGTTTCGAGGTGTACAGAAGCATATGCATCGGCAACGAGGGTTACTCGTCTGTCTGTGCAAGGCATTGCAACACCATCAAGATAGCAGAGGATGGTCACATTACCCGCAGTCGTGCCAAGCAGCACAACATCACAACTAATGTGATAGAGACCAGTCTTGTCGATTCTGTATTCATTGAGGGAAGGAACAATGGCCTTGCCTTCAAGAATAACCTGATTGGCATTCACAGCAAGCTGTGTAATGGTGTTGGCGGCGAATGCCTGCGTCGTCTGATTGTAATATCTTGCGATTGGCTTCTGGCAGCCACAGCTACCGTTTGAATTGCAGCACATATGTTTATCCTCCTCGTCAAAAGTTAGGAGGAGAGCCGAAGCCCTCCCCCATTTTGAATTAGTTAGCAGTTATTGCAGCAAGGCATCTGGCATGGAGGGTTGCCAACCCAACGGCCAGTCTGACCCAACAGGTAATTGCTCTGACGCATATCACCCAGCTCAGAACGAGCAGCCATGAGATCGTCGCGCAGACGAGCGTTCTCCTGCTGCATGAGCATGCTTCTGGTCGCATTGCCTTCCTCGCGAATAGCCGTAACAATATCCTTAGTGTTGCGTTCTGCAAGGTAACGGTTCTCCATGATGTTCTGCTTTACCTCGCAGCAGCAATTCTGCATAGTGGTGAACCCGCGGTTTACCTCGGTCTGGAGGTCTCTAAGTTCACCAAGGGTGTTGTAGTTACCGTCCTTGACCGCACCAACAATGCTGGAAGTAGCATTTGTGATGGCTCTTTCGATCTCGGACTGACCTTTCTGGATGGAATTCAGATCAACCGCTCTCTGAATATCCGCCTGAGTGGCATAAGCTTCGCCCACCCGATTGCCATTACCGAACATTCCGTTACCGCCGAATCCAAAGAGTGCTAAGATGGCAAATAGCCACAAGCCGTCATCGAATCCGCAATTTTCGTTGGTGATACCCATAAGTATTTCCTCCTAAAAAGTATTTTATCCACAAAGACGCCGTACGCTCGCCTTCGGAGATCAAATATTCAATGGAGGATCGCAGGACCTATCTTTTCTTTAAGTCCTGTTCCACCTGTGCCAGGAATGTATCAGGATCAATTCCACGCCTCTGGCATTCAGCGTAGAACTGTTCTTTCATGCCGCCTTTCCCTTCGCCTCTTGCTTTCAGTATGGGATTAGAAGACATTACTTGATTAATAAAACCTTTCGGATCGCTGGAAGCCTGGTACATGGTATACAGCTTCCTAAGTTCCGGGCTCACAACAGACTCCTGTTTAGGAGCTTGAGCCTGACCACCCAGCCATGCGCCGGGATTATTGTTCATCAGGGGATTCGACACCTAACTGCACCTCCAAATTTGAGATTTTACTCGTTAATTTAGCGATAATATCTTTCAGTTCTTGGGTCGTTGGTTCCGGTTCGTGCTGCCGAACGACCATGTCGTAATCAATGCATTTGGATTTTCTGCCCAACTCGTCGGTACAAACGAACCACACGACTGGCTCATCCGCATCCGGGAGAAGGGCCCTACTGTTTGGCCCCATTTCAAAGTCCATAGCACCCTGCTTGCCTTTGACAAAGCAAAGGTCATACCTGGGTGCCTCTGGCCGTCTACCATATTGGTTCGGGCTATAGTAATTGTCCATCTCGCATTCTCCTTTCGTAAATCCCATTTTGAATTTCCGAATCTATATCAAGGCTGATAGATGCAGCCGAGATACTTATAAGGACCATTTAATCCCCAATTTCCGTCTCCTTTATAGCGTGTTTTGACTGCAAAGACAGGTCCACCCCAACCAGATTCACTGGTTACGATAGACCCATCCGAATTAACCTTCTCGACAATAGCGACATGCCCAGCTCCATCGGAGTTAGACAGAGTAGCGCCCTTCTGCCAGACCATACAGCCACCCACATGAGGCTCTGGGCCATAAGAGAGGTTACCTCTATACTGGATGAAGTTCTCGGCGTTAACGGGTCTCAGATACCTACAGGAGCCAAGATCGGCGATCTCATTGAATCGACCGTAGGCATATCCAACACAGTTACAGAGGACGTTGCAGCCAATGTCGGACGGATTACCAACAATAGCGTCTGAATAACCGCCCTTTGAACGAGTGTTGTAATAAGGGTTGCCAGCCTCCGGTCTAGTCAGTCTCGGCGTAAAGGATTTATTGGGTCCAGTCGCAACCGGCTTCACATACTTAGATCTGAAATCGTCATTCGCAACAGCTTTCTTAAGTGCCGAATATGTGTTCGGACCGGGGATACCATCTACGCTAATGCCTGCGTTTTTCTGAAATTCTCGAACAGCAGCACGGGTGTTTCCGCCCATTAGGCCATCGATTGTTCCGGTGTTGTATCCAAGATAAGTTAAGATTAACTGAACTTGATTGATCGTCACAATCATTCACCTTCAATCCCGTTGGTGGCAATAATATTCCGCAGGGTTTCAAGCGCTTCGTCAATGTAAGAATCAAGCAGCTCAATAAGCGTTTCCTGATCGGTAACCTTAGACAGAATAGGATACTTCTCAAAGATTTCAGCCAAAACCTGAGCACGCTTAATGGCACCAGATTTCTTCCATTCGCCATAGTCGATTTCTGCCTTGGTTACGCTTTTAAGGATAATCTCTTTAGCCTGTTTCAAGGCATTTTGAACTTTCTCTTCATTGCTCTGCTTCATAAAAGCCTTTGCTTTCTTAATGAGCACGATGACCAAACCAGCTCCGATGGTAATCTCAGTCCAATGGTTGTTGAGAAACATCAGAACGTTATTAATGCTTGTAAGCAAATTCATAGCATTTCCTTTCTAGTCACCATAACCGGTGACTTCATTTTTATCAGCTCTATCTGCCATGGCCATCTCGTAGACAATCCCATCGGCGGTATTTTCAGCCATGGATTTGCGAAGATAGCCAAGCGCAATTGGTACGACAGTTACCGGAACTCCAATCAATGTCGTTAAAATCATCGGATCTGGATTATAGAAATACGCGATTTCACAAAATATCAGTATTTCGAATGAAATAAGAAAAGCCGCTACCAACAGTAGTTTGCTGGTAGACGGCTTCCTTATCTTTTTGCGGTACTTTGCTCGCTCTTCTGAGAGCTGTTGCTTTCGCTCACGGATAAGCGTTTCGTCGCGTTCTTTCTTTAATTCTTTCCGGAATTCAACATCATAGAGAAGCTCCCTATTGAAGAACCCCATTTTGAATTAAGCCGCAGGTTCCTCGTCGTAGACGGTTGCCACCAGGGCGGTCAGCTCGGTGTACTCGTCATCGGACAGACGATTGACGGCGTAGAACACATCCAGCTTCTTCTGGGCGTTCTCAGCCGTCTTGTAAAAATGCCGATTGATCAGGATCTTCATACTCTTGTACATAACAAATTTCCTCCAGTTAAAAATATTTATGGTAACGGTAAACATATCCGTTAGCCTCCTTTTTGGGTTGCTTTTAAAATTATTGCCGTCTACTTATTCAATAAAGATTTCCCATATGTCGCCCGATAAGTCATCATACATATGCCCTCCAAAACCTAAGTAATAATTTCCAGATAACGAAGAAACATCTATTTTATGAATAGTTCTGGTTTTGTTTGTATTCTGCGCAGTCATTGCAATGAGTGGAAGTAAATCGCTCGTGTTTTTAACAAATCCAAATCCACCACGTGTAGCGTCGCGAGATTTAACAGCTCCGTCGATATAAACGGTGCGCCATGGCGTTAGGTCGATTGGCTTAATAAAATACGCAGCACCTGACCCATATTTCGTAAAACTAAAAATACCGATATGGCCATCAGAATAATTGACTACTTGTTTTGGGGCATATCCATTTGTGTCCGAATAATGCGCAGGGAAGCCTTTTATAGCACCGCCAACCTCGTCGCTGATTATTCCATTATGGTACAGATACACCCTCGTATTACTAAACTGCACCCAGGTACCGCCAATATAAGCATATGCTTCCATGTTTTTCCACTTGCCATCAATGTACTGCTGTGCGGCTGTTGGTAAAATCATAATCTTATTTTTGCGCAGGGCATTAAAACCTACGGGGCTTGATGCGCCTATAGTCAGCCAGACCATGCCTTCTACTGGCGAAGGGGCATCAGGACGGAAGCTCCAAGCCCTGATGGGGGTATCAGTTTTGATCCAAATTGTATTTTCTCGTGCCGATACCGGCCGTACCGAACTGCCTAAAACTTTAAAATTCAAGTTTGTGCCACCGTTCCCATTTGTAACGCCGATGGTCATAACTACACCGTCCCCTCAATTTCAGACACATCCTGTGCATAAACGTCATCTACCATGGATGCCATGGCGTCCAGCAGCTCTGCGTTCTGTGTCGTCAGGTCTTGGTATTGCTCCCGCTCATATTCTCTTTGCGCAGCATCCAACTCCCCCCAGGGCTTCCAGGGGGCAATCATCTCCCCGGTAAATTCCACGCCATCCTCCCGGATCCAAGTCTTCCCTCCAGGGACAAAGCGATAACCCTCGATGTAGGCATCACACTTGTCGTCAAAAACGGCGGTTTCCACCGGAGTCAGCCCATTGCCGGGAGCAACATGACAGCGGAAATCAGCATCTAAGTAGATTGTTTTCATTTTGCACCTCCTAAGAAAATACGATGCCGTTTAGATTAAAGTTTTTAAAACTAACAGAATATGAAGCGGTGGAATACGTCTTAAAGCCGAATTCCACGGGGCCTGTCACATTACTAATATCCACCGTAATGGTTTTATTGGACGCAAGGGTTGCTGAACCACTGGTGCTGGTACTGCCAATAGTGGTGGAAGCACCACCTACAAATGCATAAATATGGCTACTGTTTGCATTACCATTACCTGAGAAGTCGCAATTGATCCCAGAAAATGTGGCCGTCTTATATTGAGTGACGTCTATTTTTTCTTTGCTTATAACGCTCGCCCCGTCGCCTGGGCCTGCATAAAGTATGTTTTTCGCTACAATTTTATCGCTGTTATACGTTGCATTTGAAAATCCCGTAAGACCAGCGCTAAGGCCTTTTCCTGCTTCGAACACAACATATTTTTCGCTGCTAAACTGCACCCATTTCCCGCCAATATAAGCATATGCTTCCACATTTTTCCACTTGCCACTGATGTACTGCTGTGCGGCTGTTGGTAAAACGGCGATCTCGTTTTTGCGAAGGGCATTAAAACCAGCTGAACTTGTAAGCGCAGTCTTAAAGAATACCATACCGCCTTCCGGATTCGTCGGTTCGGTCGTGGCGAATTCCCACCTTAGGATTTTCGTCTCAGTTTTCACCCAGATGGTATTTTCTTTTGGTTCGGCAGGCTGGGTCAAACTGCCCGCGACACGGAAATTCAGCGCTCCTCCGCCGCCGTTAGCGTTTGTCATTCCAATCATTTTGAATTTTCTCCTTTATAAAAGCGCGATACTCTTAATGGTAATCGTATCAACTGGGGCATCATCGGTGTAAATTGTTACAGTGCCGTTGCCCGCCATCGCTGTTGGATAGAAATAGTCGACGTCTTCATTTGCAAATGTAACAATCGGAATATGCTCTTCTGTCACGCCTGTAATCTCAATTTCGGCTTTGTAAAAATACCCTTCTTCCGTCTGCTCTACCGTCCAAGAAGACGTTGGAACTTGAATATCAGCCATTTTAATCACCGATACACCAGATCCACCCCGACCTGCATTCGTCCGTCCATACATTTGGATCACCTCACGAGATCGATAACAGGGATTACAAAATCGGCAATTGGCGGCGAAGATAAATATAAATAGATGCCACCATTGTAACTAAATACAGGTCCGGATAAATCGTTCTCATTCATACTTTCTGGAGAAAACACGACAACCGGTCTCATGTTCTCAGTTGCGCCATTAAGCGGAATCGTTGCTTTATACGCATATCCACACTCAGAATATTGCGTGTCGGAAACAAATAAACTTTTGGCTACACTGACGTTTGTAAATCTCAAACGAACGGCTCCCTCTGCGATTATTTCGTAAGTCACCGCTCCATCTGCCAACTTTTCGGTTGTTACAGATTTATCAATGAGAGTACCTGCGGCCGCCTGCGATGTCTGCTTTTTTAGCAACGCGAATAATGCATCAAATTCATTCATCCAATTCCGCAAAAGATCGTCGATAGCGACCCCCTGCATTAGACTGGTGACGAATGGACACTCGCTACTACCAATGACTTGCGCAATGTCAGTCGGTTTAAGTTCGGTCTGCCCGTTGGAAACCGTGACATATCCAAGCGCATGCTCAAATACATCATCAGATTTTTTAAGGGTTGGCCTTTGGGGATTAGATGCCGGATTTCCAGATACAACCGTCAAGGCATTTGTACGAGAAGATCGATCCACTCTTATAACGATTGCATCGATTCTTGGAAATACGGCGTGCGCCTCTGGCAATTGCAAAATATAAGTCGTATCATTAAACGACCACGTATGATTAAACCATGCCCTACCAGCGCCAACGTTAACTTTCAAACCGGAATTTACAGTCAGCGCAAAGCAACTACCAATTGTTCGGTATACACCATCGGTGATAAGGCCATCGAACATAGAGGATATCTGAAGACTGTCGTATTTTCGGTCATGGTTGATGCTGTTGTAAAATCCATATGTGAAACTCATACATCCTCCATATTTTTACTTAATAAGTGTTACCTTATAAACTTCTACATAACTCAATTGTTTCGTCGGACCAAAAGCTATATAACAAGCACTGTTAACACTCGATACGTCAAGTGTTGCAACTCCGTTTGCTGTAATACTAATAGTGGCCTGGTTAAGAATATTGTTCTTATCATCAGATGTTATGTAGACCTTACCATCGCCGACAATGTCAAATCGGATCTTCTTATATGGGGAAAGATTAACTTTTTTATTGGTCATGACCCATGCATACTTCATCGGTCTATTCATAAGGCTCTTCATATAAATCGTAACGCCAGTGGATAGCTCGTACGCAGCACCATTTGGATCATACACACCCCATCCGTCTGTAAGCGATCGATATTGATTGCCATTATAGAACAGCGTATCATCTTCGACCGTATTCTTAGCCTCAAATGTTGGGTAGCACGAATATCCGTCAACATCGTATGACCATATAATCTCGGACACAAGTGATGGGCCATCCATACCATAAGCATTTGCTACTTGCAGAATGTCGCCAAGCTCAAAGTCTTCTCTGAACACAAATATCCGCGAGGCATCTACTTCGCCTTCGAATACTTCTTTTGGGTCATACGAAATAAGCTCTTTCTTGGCGCGATTAACCAGCATCGACTTGAAGACATCCGCGGGATAAGGGTTTTCGCTATCATCTTCGTTCGGGACGTCGTTACCATCGATATACATCTCTCTTCGCGTCAGACCCTCGGTGTCTCCCGCATATGCAGACACTTTGTTGTTGTTCTTATCAGAAGCTTCAACAAGGCAAACATTTTTATACTTTTCTTTTGAATAAGAATATTCGCTGGTTGTGACATTATCAAATTCTGGAGAGAATACAACATAAGGATTCTCGTTCTGATCATAGCTTCGATCTTCGCCAGCGTACAGCATAAACTGGAATTTCTTGTCGGCGCTAAGCGTAACCTTAAATCCAAGATTGTTTTCTTCACACAGCGTCTCAATGACTTCATATAGGTTTTCGCCAATTTTGAATTCTTTCGTTATAGACACACCTTCGACGATTGGATCGCTGTTGCTTATAAAAACAAAATTTGGTATCTTTCGTGAGGCAAGTTCAGGGGTAATGATTGCTTCGTTTAAGAGCTGTTGGACAACAGTTTGGATAGGACCGTTTTTCTTAACATCTTTCCAAATAACTCTACGGTTAAGGATAGACTCAAGGGATTTACCAGTAACGACAAAACGGTCTCCATCGTCAACGTCGGTTGTGATCTTACGGCCCTCGATTATCATTAAATGCTCAGATTCACTATTCTCAAGATAATAATCTATCTGACAATTATCAATAAATCTTTTTGCCGGGAAACAATAAAGCTCGAAATCTCCCTCTTCTCGAAAACGGTCAGTCCATATGAGGGATTCATATGAGTCTATGATCTCAACCCGCTCGAAATTCGTATTAAGAACATACAGATCCATAATTAAATTCCCTCATATAGAACATCATTTCTAACATTGAACTGAAGATTACGAATTCCTTCGGCAGCGGTATATGCCAGTGCATTATCACCGCCCTGAAGAAGAAACCAGTTTGTCTTTTTGCCAATGCAGTTAAGAATATTTGTCGTTACGCCGTTGCGAACTCTATGAACATATTTATCTCTAGCAACGGTACTAATGATAATATCATCGCCTGCTATCATATCGGTATTGATCTGAATAGACTCACTAGTATCCAACTTAAATATAGAAATATTCTTTGCCGGCCCAGTCGCATGAATGGTCATGATTACGCCAACTTCATAGTCGCCTTCGTAATTGACATTCGCTTCTGTAACCATGTAAATATAACCGAATTCGATTGCGGGTGAATTACCTTCGTTCTCGAATGGGAACTCAAATGCAGGCTCTTCACCATAAAACGTAACCGTCTTCGCTTTATCTTTAGCATAGAAAAACGGATAAGGGCACGTGATAGAAACAGAGGTGCCCTCATTGTTAGAGAAAATATTTGGTTCGTTTGCCTCAGTATAGCCAGAGATTTGAAGTGTTCGCTCGTCGGTAGTCACATCGATAGTAACTGGCTTCTTTAGAGCAAAATACTTATATGTCTTATGCCTACACGCTTCGATGTCTGTGCCAACAAATGTAAACGAAAATATAATACTTCTGGATGACACTCGGGCCGAATTGTATGTGGCACCATCATCGGTTGCAACTTCAACCAAATTAATAGTTGCCTTATTCGGTCCGAGTCCTTTGATGCTCGTTACGGCAAGTCCCGTTTCCCACGGGTTAGCCAAGTCAAGCGTCAGGGTTTCCCCGCGGAAATTCGTAATCTTTACCGAACGTATCATTTCTTTTTAATCATCCCTTCAAACATATCTAGCTGGTTTCTTGTCTGACGGTAAATATCAACCCTGGACAAGTTTTTCGGAGAATAGTTATTCTGCACGAAATTCACGGAAGACGGTTGTTCGGTTCCTCTGGTCGTCTCAACTTCATAACCGCTCTCTTTCTGCGTATTGCGAGCGCTGACAGCACTCACATTTGCATAAGCCGGATCAGCTCCTGACATATCGAGTGTAGGTCGAATAGTAGGCGTATAAACGCTACCGAAATCATCCACCGCGGCATCGACTTCAGACATATCAAGAACAGGGGTAATTGACATGGGCTCGACATCGTAGTCGTCGGAGTAGACCGCAACATCGTCATCGTAAGAAGCATACGAGGCCATGGACATGAGTGATTCAGGATGCCAATTTGCCTTAAACGCAGCCATTGCCGCATTAGCAAGGCTTCTTGCAATACTTTCAAGGGCACCTTTCTGACCACTCATGCCAGATCCAACCTCGTTTGCCCATTCTGTTCCGGCGGGGCTGGCATCGACCTTCTTCGCACCCTCCGTGGCTTTGTCCATCAGTTCCTCACCGGCGTCTTTCATCGCGTCGGTACTTTCCTGATTTGAGAGAGAGTTTGTAAGATCGATACCAAAGACATTTGCGATGGTGTCGGTGACGCCTGTGAAATCGCCCTCAGAGAACGTTCCGGTCAACTGAGTCATGAAGTCGTTAATGCCAGTTCCACTTAGGTATGTACCTATACTGGACATTAGGTTACCGCCGAAAGAAGATGCCATTGATGAGAAGTCATAGTTGGCAAGATCGGTGCCCATATTGCCAAGCCAGCTTTTAACCATTTCGGTAGGACTTGTCTTAGGTGCTGCCTGCGCTTCTTGCTTTGCAGGAGCATTCGTCATGCCCATGTTCGGATCCATACGAGTGAAGCCAACGCCGTCCTGGCCAATAAGCATGTTTTGGTATCCCGCTTCTTTTGCGGCATAATAATTCGCAGCGAAAGCTTCGCCGGCGGTTTTACCTTGAACGCCCGCTTCCTGAGTAGCGGCTTCACCAGCAGATGTGATAGCTCCTACCGCTGCATTCTTGATTTCTCCAGAATTCTGATCAATCCCATCGGCCATTTGAGATACAGCAGATTTCGCATCACCAAAAAGTCCTTCGGCGTCAATAACATCGGCTGAGTTAATATTGCTAAGCGCTGTCTTCATACGACTAGCATCTTTCTCAACACTTTCTGCACTAGTGGCCAACTCGCCTCTAAGGTTTGCAAGGGCACCAATAATGCTTCCGTTGCTATTTTGAACGGCGTTACCAACTGCGGATAGGATCCCCAATAGGTATTCAAGCGCGATGCCGAATGCTGTAATACCAGCGGCGGAATACTTACCGGCAAGACCAAGCAAAGCAATTGCTCCTGCAAACAATGCAACACCGACTGCACCGAGTATTAAGCCGATGGCTATTGTGCCAATCTGGGACATCGGATCTATGCATAACAACAAGCCAGTTGCTATTGCGCCATAATTCACATTTGCAAGGATTGCCATAGAAGCAGCAAATGCTACAAATAGCACGCCAATCGCAACTAGAGTTACAGCTACAACCGCAAGAACTGCGATTGCTGGAGGTACTGTGCCAACAAACGTTGATAGCAGCATAAATCCAGCAACAAGTATTCCTATTGCACCAACCAAGATTAGGGTATTCACAAGAAGTGACTGCCAAGGCACAGAAGTAATTGCGATCAGCGCCGGGACAACTGTTTTAATCGCGAAAGCTATAGTTAACAGAACCGCAATTGCGGCTGCTATTGCACCGAGGGATTGCCAATTAATTTTGGTTTCACCGAGATATCTTATAGCCGCGGAAACAAACCACAACGCAGCCACCATAGCAGCACCAGCAAGCACAATATTCAACCAGGGCTGCGACGCAACGATCGCAAGCGCAGCACCAATTGAAATCAACACAAACGCAGCTGCAAGAAGCCCACTAGCGCCTTTACCGTTCTTGTTAGCCGCAGCGACTGCCTTACCAACCGCAAGCATGACGCCGCCTATTGCCGCCGCAACAACAATTATAGCAATCAAACCTGGTAATAACTGCATAAAATTGAAATTGGTTAAGACAATAAGTACGGCCGTCAATACGACAATACCAGCCAGCGCCGCAATAAGTACACCGATGCCTTTACCTTCACCCAACTTACCTGCATAGCCAATAGCAAGAGCAAGGGCTGCTATCACAACAACAATACCGCCGAATATATGCGCAATTTTGGCAATACTTCTTGCCGTCATGCCGCTGAACATTACGTCGATTACTTTCAGTACCGCAACCATGGAAGCCATTGCTACTACTACAATTAGTAACGATGTAGCCATCTTGATTGCGCCCTTTGCACTATTACCCGAAATCTTCAGCGAAGCACCCATTACAGCCATAAGCATGGCAACCGCTAATGCTATGCTGGTCATGGCTCTAACGCCAGCATCTATATTACCGGTATCTGCCATTGCCGAGAGTTTCCCGACAAGAAGCGATATGAGGTACATTGCGCCAATTAATGCAAATACTGCAATAGACAATCTCGCAATTGCTTTCGTGATTGGCTGAATAGACTTACTAAGAAGCTGTAAGATGAATCCAAGACCGATGACGATTCCCAAGATAATAGCAACCTTGTCGAGGCTGTTTATAACATCCTCATACTTGAATTCCTTCATCTTCTGAAGTGCAAGCATGCCGAAATACATAGCGGCTGCAAGCGCTGCCAAGGAGACGATAATGTTGGTGAATGTAGAGAACCCCTTAACGTTTGCAGGATTACCAAACGAAGCGATTGCCGCAACAATAGCTCCAACCATGATTATTCTATCGAGGATTAGCTTTGCATCATCGGATAGTTTCACATCAGCAATGGAATTAATAGCACTTGCCATCATAAGAATAGCAGTTGCAATCACGACCAAGACAATTGCAGATGCTGCAATTTTGCCCTTCATGAGCATCATCAAGGTAGCGAAACCAATAAGCTCAAGACCTAGACCACCAACAAGCGCAAGGATCCCAACGACTCGTGTCATGGTCTCCTCGAATCCTGTAAGTCCATCAAACGCGGAGCTCATCTTTTTGGCCGCCAAACTAAGGATAAGAAGACTTGTACTTAAAGCAAGCATTGGTTTTGCAAGCCCATTTAGCGCTTTAATGTTTTTATTAGACAATCGCTTTGCCACTAAGGTCATCACGGCAGACAATACCCCAAGAGCAACCATAAGCGCCAAGATGCTTCCAACAGCTGCTTTCAGCTTTTCTTCCGGTATCTTAGACAAGACATAAATAGAAGCAGCGAACGCAACAACAGCATAGGCTACAGCATATACGTTCTTTTCAAATCTATTCGTGAATTTCCTTGTAACAACTTTATTAATGTTTGCAAATGTTGTCTTGATAGTATCGGCTGCTTTTTGAATTGTCGTAAGTGCATGCGCTAATTCGGCAACGGCACCTATCAAGCCAGCAAATGTGATTGCGGAAATCACTTTACTAAAATCAAGCGACTTCTTTGTACCATCGGCATTCGTCGTAAGTTTCTTAAATGCTTCGCTAACTTTGTCGATAGCGGTGGCAACGGCAGGGAATTTATCGGAAAGCTTAGAAATTGCGTCTGAGAACTTAAAGTTCTTTACCGCATCAATTACCTTTTTAATCGAAGCAAAAGCATTGCTGCCAAATTGCTTTATGCCGTCGATAAGTGTTTGTATTGGCTTTTCACTATGAATTACGCTAGAGACAAATTCTGCGAATGGCTGGATCGCTTTCAAATTGATCCATGTGCCGAGATTTACAAAGAACTGACTAATACCCGCTATAACCGGGGCCGAAGCCAACTTAAGCTTCTTCCATCCGGAAATAAGTGGCGAAAAGAACTTGGCGAGCTTCTTCGAACTAGCACGATTAAAACTCTTAATGGTATGGTACATGTAACTATTAAAAGTTCTAATACCATATATAAGTGTGTCGATCGGCTTTTCGCTATTAACTACACTTTTAATAAATTCTGCAAAAGGGGCTATAGCGTTGGTATTGATCCATCCTCCTATATCCATAAAGAACGACTTGATGGATGACGAAACTTTAGAGAATAGGGATATAACTGGCTGAAACAGGGTTCCAAGTTTTTTAACTTTATCCGGAAGCTTTTCGTAAACGCTATCTAATGCGAATAGACCGAACATCTTAATCGCATCGTATGTGTTCTTACCAAATGCTTTTACACCGTTAATTAACGTTTCAATAGGCTTTTCGCTATTTGCAACACTAGAAATAAACTTTCCAAACGGATTAACCGCATTCGTGTAGATCCATCCACCGATGCCCATAAAGAATGACTTGATGGATGTAATAACCGGCATGGCGGCTGTTGCGAACTCGTTCCATACTTTTGTCAAAAATGTTCCGATGGCGGTAATAACAGGAGTAGATACCGTTTTAATCTCATTCCAAGCATTTACAAATGGGGCCATATAACGGCCAAGTTTCTTAAACTTTTCAACAAGTTTATCAAAGTCGCCCTTGACGATTTGATCGATGTAGCTTTTTAAGCCTCTAAGAGAATTATTAATACGCTTCAATCCGCCGCCAAAATTATTGTCGAAGAATTTAAGGTAATCTTTAATTCTCCCAAGCGCTTCTTGAACCGGCTTAAGATGAATAAACCAATCGCCAAATCTTCCACCAAGTTTTATAGCCGACATAGCAACACTACCAATAGATCCAAGAATATCTTTAATCTTCGAAAGATTAGCAAATACTCGATTGGATACGGCGGCGATAAGATGCCCCTCAGCTTCACTCATTTTGAGTGTTTCGCTAAAACGATGGAATGTAATGAGCATACCTTTAAGCCGCTCGGCCGTAATCATCGGAAATGCTTCGTCCCAAGCATCTTTTACTGTGCCAAGTCGATCGCCAATCGCCTTAAGTACATTTGCAATGCCAGCGAGCATGATCGTTCGACCGCTATTGCTTGCATAGTAGCTATTATCGAAGTCTTTGGCCTTTTGTTTAAGTTCATCAAATGCTTCTGCCTGACCTTCAAGTGCTTCCGTCGATTCAACGGTGGTAGTAACTGTTTTACTAAGCGACTTATTAATTTCCTGAAGAGCTTTCTTGTTATTATTTGTTACAGCAGTGCGCCATTTTGAAAGCCAGTCCTTACCTAGAGAGCTCCCATCAATGCCAGCTGCAATCAAATTTTGCTGCTGCTCCGCAAGCGTTTTCCCATACTTACCTGCTTTTACATCATTGATTATATCTTTAACATTCAGTGATAGTTCTTTCGTTTCCGTTGCTGCTTCCGAAATTTTAGGAGTAAACTGACCAATTGTTTGCTCTAATAGTGAAGAATTAACCCAGGATTCTTTGAGTAGCTCAGAGAAATTTGTCGCTTTCGAGATAGTAGCCTCAAAGTCAGTGAACGTCATCCACTCAGGCATACCAACCTTATCCGCATATGCCTTAGCCATTTTATGCCTAAACTCATCGAACTTAATGCCAGCTTTTTCAAGGCTTTTGGCGTAATCTTCAACCGGTTCGGTCTGAAACGCTTCTTGAAGCATGGTATTGCGTGCTTCAAAGCCACCAGCAAAAATCGTCCATAACCCATCGGCAACACTCGACCAAAGTTCCTTTGCCTGTTCATAGTCACCAATGATAATTTCAAAGGTTCTCATCCAACCAGAACTGACGGCATCCTTTGTTGAATCAATTGCTTCGTTAAGAGACTTTGCTTCCTGCGCCGCTTTTGCCGCATTGATTGATACACCATCGTATTTCTTGGCCAAAATATCATACGCCTGCGTAGCATTCTCAATTTTGTTTCCCTGTTCGTCGACGGTACCGATCATCTCGTAGGCTTTTTGGGTCATTTCATCAAAATATCCAAAAGCCTTCTCCATAACTTCACGATTCGCCCAGCGTTTACTAAGTGTGCTTGTGAAATTATCAATAGTAACTTCGCCCTTCTTAATGGTACCGGCTTCTTCGCCAGCACGAATTAGGGTTTCAACCAACTGCTTAGAGTTCGCGCCGGCCATCTGAACCGATTTCCAGTCCATATAGGTTAGAAAGCCCTGGCTATATGACTGGTTCAAATTATAAATAACTCTATTAAACTCGGCTGCACCCTTACCAGCAAATGCCGTTGCATTGGCCATACCTTCAATCATAGGCACGATCTTATCAATATCACCACCGGCATTAACCATCGTAGCCAATGCCTGAGTCATATCGGTAAAGCCATATGATGTTTCATCCGAGAACCACATCAAACGGTCGAGATACTGGTTAATCTCATCAATAGACTTTCCCGTCGAGTTAACCAGCGTCTGAACATTTGCGGTTTTTTGTTGGTATTTTGAAAATCCGGAGGTGATCTGGTCTACGCTAAGCGACTTGGCCAGATTGATACCGGCATTAACTGCTCTGTTTGTAATGTTGCTTAGGGCCGTGATGCCAGCAATCTCAAGAGCTGAGAATTTACCAATGACTTTATCCGCAGCGCCCAAAAGCGGGCTAAAGTTACATTTCTCGGCAGCAGCCTCAACTTCGGAGAACGAACGTTTGCCGTTTTTCAGGTTGAGTGCGTTGTCAAGCTTATCGAGTGTCTTAATGGATTGATTTGCGCCTTTTTCAAAGGAGTCATTCTGCATTTCCAGTTGGACAACTCTGTTGTCAACCTGGTTCCCCATCAGCCGGTCACCTCTTTCCAGATCTTATCTCGTATTTCATCAAAAATTGGCTGGATAGCGGGGTTGATGTAATCTCTCCCTTCTACCCAGCCACCCGTGCCAGTGCCATGGCCATACTGAATCAGCAGAGCAATGACCTGACCTTTGTTAATATTATCGTTGATCCAATTAATCTTTGCAGAACCATCGGCATAGGCAATCTCATATCGCCAAGATCCGGCAGTCTTTCCCGATTCAACTGGGGTCGCCGCAGCCAAAGCCTCAGCCCCCTCTTTGGCATATCGTACTAGGCTGTTAAAAATTTTCTTGTCGGAAGCTTTTCTAAGAAAACGTCGAGTTTTCTTAAAACTTCCGGTAGTCGTAACACGAATGCCCATAATTTAGATCAACCTTTGCTATTGTATTTTGCTTTTCTTGCTTCGTTTATGGCCCTATTACTCTTATACATATCCTTCTTTGACATCTTAGAAGAATCATTCTTAACCTCGTATACACGAATGAGAGTCATCAAACGATTGAAATGCCAACGTTCGGCTTCAAATGGAATGTTGGCAGTTACCATCCAGTAATACACCAATTCCGATGTAATTACCTGCTTTTTGTACGATTTATTTGCCCTTTGGCTATTGAATGTTGTTGCCGTCATCGGATCGTGAATGTACTCCTCGATCGTCTTATAGTCCGCGGCAGTCAACTTATAGTAGATGTTGGGATCAACATTCTTGTTTATCGTCATGCACCGAACGTAATCTAAGTATTCATCTGCGGTTAGCTTCGTTCCCATAAATGGTTTTTTCCATTTACTTTCCCATTTTGAAATTGATAAGAGCGAATGCTCCAACTGAATTACCGTCGGTTTAACTTGAATAAACGAGTATGTCGCTTCGTCGAATAATTCACCTGATGCGACCGATATGTAAAGCATTTACATCGCCGGTGCAGCAGCACCATTAGCAGCAGGCTTAGTATACTTCTCCATATTGGGCATGACACTATCGATAAAGCGCTTAGTAAATGCCTCATCAGTAACAAGCTTCATAAAGAACTCGACATATGCATTTGTCTGAGAGAAGTCGTTGTAAATCTCCTCGGACTTCTCAAACTTACGGCCATCGGCAGACTTAACGCCATAGCTCATCTTTACGATCTGCACAAAGAATTCCATCATGGTCTTGCCATCCTGCTTCTGCATAGCTTCTTCCAGCTTATTCTTCAGGCCGCCCTGAACGGAATACTGCAACTGAGTCATTTCGGCAGGAGACAGATGGAAGTACAGATCCTCAGTTCTGGGGTTACCATCGAAATCGGTATAAGTAATGGTTTCTTTCAGCATTTTGAATTTTCTCCTTTCAGATTAAAAAGACCCCACCAGCCGTTATTGAAGTGACCGGTGGGGATTGTTTGGAATTTAATTAGCCGCCAGCGGGAGTCATAATGGTAAAGATTTCGTCAGGCAGAGGCAGACGAGCCTTTGCCGTTGCAGAACCATACAGGATGTCCTCCAGCTTCTTCAGGCAAGCCTTCTCCTGCTCGGTCTTCAGCTTGGTGGAATCAATTTCCATATGAGCGAAGGGCTTATAACCAGCAATACTAACAGGAATGGTCTCGAATTCCCAGCTCAGCTCCATTGCATCGGGAGAATCGTTAACGGTCTCGTAGCTACGCTCGGAAGGGGATGCGGTTGCACCATACACCAGATGCAGTTTATAACCGAAGTCATCAAACTCCTGATCGTTGCCGACTCTGGTACGGAATGCAAGGCCAAAGGTCTTTCTTGTCTGCTGGCCAATGCTCAGGCCTACGGTGCCATCAGGAGCTACGGAGCCATCGCAAGCTTCCCATTCGACGGGGAACATGTAGGCCTTAATAGTGCCCTTGTAATCCTCAGCAGAACGCATGATCAGGAACTTCATGTTATCTGCATAAATTGCAGTTGCTTCGGCTCCTTCGGGGGACTCGTCCACGCCAGACAAGCCACTCCAAGCAACGCCATCGCCAGGCTTATTGTTCAGATAGGGGTACAGAACACCTCTATCTACACCGGTTTCATAAAATCTCTTACCGGCCTCGTCCCAAACAAGCATATTGTTTTCAGGCATTAGTATTTAACCTCCTTAATAGTAGATGGTACATACGAAATGGTTTAACCCATCCGCTGTATACATTCGGTCAAAGGAATAATATGGAAATTCCTCAAGAGCCCTAAGAATCGGACTCTCAGGATTTCTATCAATTACGGTGAGCGAATAACGATCTCGGACGACGAAACGTCCATTGCAAGCAAACCTTACCCGCTCCCCAGTTCTTGAGTATCGGATACACGGGTATTTCATCTTTACATTTGTAGGAGCGTTAAAATATGCTTCCTGAACACCAGTAATAGCAGAAAGCTTTTGATCAAGCTCATCGCGTCTATTCATTGTAAAGACCCCCAATCGTTAACCGGATTCTTGGGTATTCGATTGTAGCAGATGTGATTTTCCACTTAAGATCGTGCAATATCACATACCGCATATATCCGAGATGTTCCTTTGAAAACTTATCGGCGACAATAGAAATATCATTATTAAGAGTTAAATCATCGTTCGTACTGTCGCCGTTCGCATCGAGACGGACTCTCCGGGTAATTACATCCCCATGATATGGGCGCTCGGTGACGACCGGCTCAAATATGCCGGAAGATGTCTCAGCCGTCTCTACAAATCCAATTTTCCCAGAAAACCGTCCCATTTTGAATTAGACCTCGCTTGCGGACCACTCAGTGCCGGTCACAGAAGTGGTACCGTCTACGGTGGTAACCTTATTGGCTGCAAACTTGACGGGGCGCAACAGGTTGGTGCCATCATTAATAAGCAGCATACCCTTCTTAAAAGCGTCTTCAATGTCGGCAGCAGCGACCTTCATGGTATACTTGGCATCGGCATACAACTTATGGTCGGCAGCCTTACCATACAGAACCACGGCGCGAACGTGCTGATCGCCATAGCCCTCGTAATGTCTAGTAAAATCCATTATCGTAACCTCCTATGTTATGTTAACTTAGAAACCGAATTTAACCGGCCTTCTTTTCCAGAACGACACAGGACTTGACCTTAGTCAGAGCACCGGAGCAACGAGTTTCAAGCAGGAACTTCTCCTTGTTGAAGTCGATATCGAACTGGTTGAACTGAGTGATCTCGCCGCCCTTGGTGGCGCCCAGGGAGTAATCGTTCAGGTTCAGGATAATAGCCTGAACTTCCATAGTTTCGCCAGAAGTATTCTGTCTGGTCAGACCATTCATCTGCTCAACGGTATGGATAGCGGAGACATTCAGGATGCTCTTCAGTTCATCGATTCCGTTGTAGATACGACGACCATTCAGGTCTCTTGCCATCAGCATGGTGTTAATCAGCTGAGGAGTTGCAAACATGATGGGAGAGCCGGAACCCTTATACTCAATACGAGCATCAAGATTAGCCTCGATGATTGCTTCGGTTTCAATGAAGTTATCACCGAAATTCTTTGCGGTATCAGTTCCCTGAAGCTTGTTCTTCATGGCAGCAACATCAACGGTGCGGTGAATGGTAAACAGCTCATCATCGGTCCAGATAGGACGGATCTTATCTTCGGGAATCTTATCCTCGTCGCCTTCTTCACGGCCATCACCGAACAGAATTGCGGTAGCAATTTCTTCATTAAGGCCCTGACGCTGCATGTTGTAAATATAAGTCACAACGTCAAAGTCAGTAATGTCGATGATGTCATCGCGATGGATAGAATCTTTAACGAACACGGTGCAGGGATCGGTAGTACGAGTCAGCAGTCTAGCGTTGCCGCCTTCCTTCTTGAAATCGCCCTTCTTATAGCCCTTGCCACGGAACTTACGGCCACGAGCATCAACCTGACGGGTTCTGATACGGGAAATGGGGCTCTTGTGAACGCCATTCATGACAGTGGTAACCCATGCCAGTTCATCGGTCAGCAGCTCAGGGGCACCAGGCTTAACGTCCTTGTAGTCGGGGAACAGAGTCTCGATTTCCTCGATGCCATGGCTCAGATGATCGCAATCGCCAGAATAAATCTCGATTGCATCACGCAGGGAACCGCAGCTACCGCTCTTTGCCAGCTTGATTACCTCAACCTGGTCGGCATGGGTCAGAACGCCCTCCATAGGATCGTCCATGCAGCTGGGGTCAAATGCATTGTGCTTCATTGTCTTTTCCTCCTCATTGGTGTCATTGTCTTGAATAGAAGAACCAAGTACAGCATATACAGCCTTCTTTTCTTCTTCGGTGAATGTGTCCCAGATGTCTTTAACCGTCTTGCCATCTCCGCCGACAGGTACTTCATCATCGTCTTCGAAATCGGCATGGGCCATATCCTTCTTTTTGCTCAAAGCCATGCCAATAATAAACATGGCGACACGCTTCTTTTCCTCAGACAGGCCATTGATGATTTCCTTTATGGTACGGGGCTTAGATTTACTTTCACCCTTACTCATTTCTTCGCCTACTTCTCCGTGCTGAATATTAATTTCCTCGGTGGCATTTGGCTTGGATTTACTTTCACCCTTACTCATTTCTTTGCATACTTCTCCGTGCTGAATGCTAATTTCCTCGCCGGAATAAATAATGGCTTCTTCATCTGCTCCATCTTCATGGGCAATAACCGTGTCAATGTATGCGCCAGGGTTAGCGCCTGCATATACAAGGCTTACTTCACGAATAACACCATGCAGAACATCGCCGCCGTTCTGCTTAAGCTTATTCGCATAGATGGACATGGCGCAAATATCACCATGCGCTACCAACTCCTTGGCATTAACGCCATTAGGAGTATCATTGAACACACCGTAGCCATAAACGCCATCTTCGCGGTTTTCCAGCAGCGCGTGACCAACAACATTAGACATGCTCTTGTGATCATGGTTCCAAACCAGAGGCACCTTAGTGCCATCCTGCTCGGCAAACGCACCGGCACGAATCACACGACCATCGCTGCAACGCAAATTGTTCTTTGTCACATAGCCACTAAAGTCATACTTAAAAGACATTTTGAATTGTTCACTCCTTTTCTTGAGAATCTAAAGGTGCGGAAGGATTTTCTTCCTTCGTATTGGCAAATTCTTGCTCCTCAGAAACACTAATGTTTCTATTACGGAGTTCATCTGCCTTCTTATCCTTTACAGGTTTTCTACCGATCATCTGACGGATTTCATTCGGGCTTAGAATCTCGTTTCTAGTCAACTTATCAGACGATTCGGCAACAGCACCAGCAGGCATGAGCTTAAACGGATCTCTGAAGAACATAATGGTTTCTCCTTCATCCCGTGCTTTCTGTGTCAGGTATTTCCACTTCATCGCGTCAACAATAGCTGAAATAATCGGTTCAATTAAACGAGTATAGTAATTCTGCATCGTTGCATCACTTGCCGTACCATTCAGGATTTCATTGTTGACTCCAAGCTGAGAATATAACTGATCTACCAAATACTTGACACGCTCATAGAGATTATTCTCAACACCTCTATTAAGTTGCGTTATGTGCTCAGTCCCGTCAATATAGGCAATACCATACTTGGAATTTTCAAGCTGATCGGAAATACTATTTCTACGCATCTCAGCTCGTTCCTCCATGGATTTGGTGCGAATCTGATAAGGGAGCTGTATGATCATATCGAGCTTACCGGAACCATTCTGCGCATCAATTGTGTCGGAAAGGTTCAGAGTCCGGATAAGCCGCTGAACAACAGAATTGTTCTCGTTCATCACAGAATATAAAGGATTCGTGATAATAGGTACAGATGCCTTTTCCATGAGCAAATCAGCTCGTTCGCCTGTTCGATCGTTGTATGCTCGCATCTTAATGTGGTCTGGGTACCACTGAATGATCTCAGCAGTTCGAATGGATTCGATGTCATAAACAAGACCATTCGCCGTCTTTCTTGTATCCGTGTCGATCGGTGGCAATGCAACCGTTCCTTCATCAAACATGCTTAAGACAGCATCCATGATGAACTCTCTCGGCGTCTGATCCTTGTTTGCGGCTAAAGAAAGACAACGGTTAAGCTTTGAATCGATCGTCTCTACGTAGTTGCCATCCGAATCAACCCGAACATGTTGAAGCGAAATAGACGCGCAGTCCATGGCAATCTTTGTAAAGATAGGCGCGATAAACGACTTCTCGTTGCCTCTTGACAACCTTGAACGATATGGATTATAAGAAGAACCCCCGTTAGTCGTTATGCGACTTACGGGGGGATCTCGATTCATAAATGCATTCCAGGCATTTTTAACCCTGGAAGAAAGACTATTTTCTGCCATTTAGGACTCCTTATTTATTCTTAGCTGCCTTCTTCGCCTGATTCTTAAGATAAGCACTATAAGCTAACTGACCGGCCGAAACAACACCAGAACCAATTACAGCTACTGCTCCTAAACCGGAGATTATAGAAGCAGCCATTGCTGCACCTCTGGCAACGTTAGCCATCTGGGCGGCAGCCGCTGCTTTATTGCTATAAAGATTACCGAAGTTTTCTAGTCTTTCCACGTCTTTATACATTTCATTAGCAACCTTTGGATTTTGTCCGCTTCTGTGAAGTTTTGCGGCCTCTGTTTCTAACTTCTGAGCTTTATTAAAATAGTCAACCATTTTGTTTCTATTTACTTGGTGCTCGTAGTCAGAAATAAATTCTTTTCCGCTCATTTTCTGAAACCTTGAGGCAGCGCCGAGAGTAACGCCTGTAGCGGCGGCACCAATAGCGGCAGCGGCACCGGATCTTCTGGCCGCCCGCTTCGATTCCCCTCTATACATGTCGGCAGAATCAGCATAACGCTTTTTACCAGCTTCGGTTAAAGTACCGTCTTTATTCTGGTACCTTCGAATGCCCCACTTCATACCGAGAATGCCATGGTGGGCTAAATAGGTTTCCATTTTG